TCTGGCACTTGCTGGGCTTTCCACAGCAACCATGGAACGTGGATCTCTCAATCTAGTTTGGGTGATACTCCTGATTCCCGGTGTATCTATACAGTAACTGATCATTTCTGGAACTATACCCACATGTACTGTGTTGAGGGCAGGGGCTGCTATCACTCCCAGAACTGGTTTGTTGTTTTCCACCAACCCCATGCAGATGGCATATTCATCACTGCCTCGCACATAGGCACTGGTGCTGTCAATGGGATCAATCAACCAAAATCGTTCATGTTTGACAAACTGCGGGTTCTGGGAATATTCTTCCTCGCTGACAACTGGAATATCAGGAAATTGCTGTCTCAAACCTTCCACAATGATGCGTTCACTGGCTAGATCACCATTGGTGACTGTGCTGCCGTCCTTTTTCTTTTGAGCTTGAAGATTGGTTTTGCGAACATATTGTGTGGCCTCGCTGGCCTTGTGTGCTAGATGTGTAGCGTATTCTGCTATTTGTTGATAATTCATACGCTATCCTATGAGTTGCATTCATCGTGTGTCAAGAGTCCAGTAAATAATTTCATACACAAGGCAACAATTATGAAAATCAATCAACTCTTGGACAAGCCCACTCCTACCATCAAGGATTTGGCAAACAAATATCAGGTGAGTGTGAATGTTGTACAACAGCAATTACGCTCAGGCATAGAAGTGGAAATGGAACACACACATGATCCCACAGTGGCTAGAGAAATTGCCTTGGATCATTTGGCTGAACGATTGGATTATTATCAACTATTATCTCACATGGAAACTCCCACACAAGAAAGCACAACCAGAACCAGTGCACAAGGAGCACCAGGCACTCTCAAGGCTAAAATTTCCGGCAAGGTCACCTGTGCCAAAGTCAAGGCTCTCAAGTCTAGAAAAAACACTACCCCACATGACAAAGCTCAGGCCAATTGGTTTATCAACATGCACGATTGTAATGAGCAACACATACAAGAAATATTCCGAGAACCATCATCCCAAGTAACATGGCGAAAGTTCCCCTATGGTATGTGGGAGGCCAATTTTGACTATCAGGGGCACAACGTGGTTGTGGAAATGAACGAGTATATAAGTCAGGATTATGCCAGATTTGTTTTTTATCAAAATGATTTAGATATGCCCGATCATTATAGAGGCTACAATATTGTGTTTAGAGTTGACAAACAGACAGATGTGACTGGACAATGGGGAGTTAAATCTGTGGGGTTGATAAGCCGCGTGTTGCAGGTGGTGATGTCATTTTTGGAAAATCACAACTGGGATTATGTTGTGTTCAGTGGTCAACACGGCAGTCGCAACAAATTGTATGCTGCCATGAGTGAAAAACTTGCACAACAATTTCACTTGAAAATTGCCACCAGCTTTGATGATTTTGTTGTTTACAAACCCTATGAATCCTTGGATGAATCTTTTGACTGGAAACTACCCAAAAATGCATGGCAAGTGCTGGCACGAGGCGACAATTACATAACCCTGGATTTCACAATAGGAGGCAGTGATTATGAAATTGACATAATGACTATCCCCAAAGCTCCAGGCATATATGATGTAGTGTTTGCTAGCATGGACGCAGATGATCCCACTGGCATAACTGGCAGCGGACAACCATTCAAGGTGTTCAGTGCTGTGAAACAAATGATAGATCATGCACGATCACAACAGACAGCTCAACCCATACGAGGCCTTTTTTTCACTGCCAAGGGTGCAAGCAGACAAAAATTGTATGCAGCCCTGGCGCCCAAGCTGGCCCAGGCTTATGGATGGAAATACACCACAGATCCCCAGAAGATGCCCTATGAACCCAATCCCAAATTTGAAAAAGGATGGTTGATTTGGGATCCCAAATATTTGGATGAAACAGCTGGTGTAGGATTGGTGGTGCCAGGTGTGAACATGCCTGCAGGCATGCACAAAAATGAAATACAACGTCAAGCCAAAAAATTTGGCTTCAGAGTGTCTCCAACTGGTGTACCACCTCTAATACGTGCATCTTGATGACTATAAATTGATTTCCTGCAAAAGATTGTTCAATATTACTGAATGTCCAATGCGCAACAAGAATGGCTAACACATCTGAGCAACAATCAATACATCCCAGAGGATCATCAAACCTACCTATCAGGTTTGCGTGAACAGGGATATCAACCTGGCATAATTTGGGACGTAGGATCAAGTGTTCTGCACTGGTATCATCTGGCACACACCATCTGGCCTCAAGCTAAAATTTATTGTTTTGATGGCAATAGAACCTGTGAATTCCTCTACCAACAAGAGGGCGTTAACTATCATTTGGGTGTGCTCAGCAACAGCGACAGACGCACAGTTAGATTCTGGCAAAATAGCATGCACCCTGGTGGCAGCAGTTATTATAGAGAGAATCCTGAACGATCACTGCAAAGTGAACAACTGTATACATTAGATCAATCTCTGTTGGTAAGTTGTAAAACACTGAAAACCATTGCCCATGAAAAACAATGGCCTACACCCAGCCTGCTCAAAATAGACGTACAAGGAGCAGAATTGGATGTGTTGCAGGGCATGGGTCATTTATTACAACAGGTGGATCATTTGATCCTGGAATTGCAACATGTGGACTACAATCTGGGTGCACCACAGGCCAGTGAGGTTGTTGATTGGCTGGACAACATGAATTTCCAATTGGTTCAAGCAAAATTTTGTGATAATGGACCAGATGCTGACTATCACTTCAAAAGGAAACAAGTATGAAAATAGCCATAGTTGACATTTTGGGTCTCCCCTACGATGGCAACACAGTTTATCAAAGAGGCCTGGGAGGCAGTGAAAGTGCTGTCATTTACATGGCTGAAGAGCTTGCCAAGATTGGCTTTGAGGTAACTGTATTCAATGAGTGTTCGGCAGATGAATGTCAGCCGGGCACATACAACAGAGTGCGATATCAGCCATTGCAGGATATAGCCAACCATGTCTGTGATTTCGATATTGCCATCAGCAGCCGAACAGTAGAACCCTGGTTACCAGATCACATGCGAGAAGGCCTGATCTGCAAAGCTGATCCCAACATTTTCAACAACCTGCGAGCCAATGCCAAATACAAGGTGTTGTGGTTGCATGATACTTTCTGTTATGGTGATCAGCTGCTGGAACGCCTGGTTGTGGAAAATCACATACATAAATTATTTGTGCTGAGTGATTGGCACATGAGTTATGTGCTCAATTGTGATCATAATAACCGTAGAAACTTTGAAGTGCTCAAGAACAAAACCTGGATTACCAGAAATGGTGTTAAAAATTGGCTGGACTGGGTGGACATCAGTGAGAAAAATCCACATCAGTTTGTCTACAACAGCAGTGTGAGCAAGGGCATGGTACCCTTGTTGCAGAGAATATGGCCACAAATTCAGCAACAAATACCAGAAGCCACTCTCAAGATTGTGGGTGGTTACTATAAATTCCGCAGTGATGTGCCACCTGATGAGCAAGAGCAAACATGGCATCAGTTGAGAGATCAATTTGATAATCAATTGGGTGTGGAATTCACAGGTATTATTCCCCAAAAACAAATTGCTGAAATCCTAGCACACAGCAGCTTCATGCTTTATCCAGGAGCATTTCCAGAAACATTTGGCATCAGTGCCATGGAAAGTCTCAACTATCACACTCCCTTGATCACAACAAGGTTTGGTGCTCTGGAAGAGAATGCGCTGGAGATGGCTTGCTATAAAATTGATTATGCCATTGAGCCCAATGGCTTGTTCCCCAACATCAACACAGATCAACAAATCCAACAATTTGTAAACCTAGCTGTCTGGGCGCACAACAACAAATATCTCCTGCAACAAAAACAACAATATTGTGGTGTTGTGAGGGATCTTGTGGGTTGGAATCATGTGGCCCTACAGTGGAAAAAACATTTTCACACAGTGTTGGACATGCCTTTCAGTGTGGAAGAATTTGCCAGGGTGAGTGTCAATCAGCAACAACTGGGCGACATATTTGGCAGAAGAACTGTGAATCCAGAAGATCGACAAATCTACACCAAACCTGAACAGCCCATATATGTGATATCACCTTTCTACAACTGTAGAGAATACATCAGCAGATGTATTGTGAGTGTGGCCACACAAAATTATGAATCCTACACACACATATTAATTGACGATGCCAGCACTGATGACAGTTATCTTATTGCTGAGCAAACCATCAACAGTTGTCCTGCTCACATAAGGTCCAGATTTGTGCTATTACGCAACAAGGAGAATCAGGGAGCAGTGTTCAACCATCATCAGGGTCTGGAACACTGTAAGCTCATGGGCACACACAAGAATGCCATCATCATGCTGTTGGATGGTGATGACTGGTTGGTAAATCGCAATGACATTTTCACCAAATTTAATCTGCATTTTGATAAAACCGCAGAATTCAGTTATGGCAGTTGTTGGAGTCTGGCAGACAATATTCCGCTGGTTGCGCAAGAGTACCCTCCCAGCATTCGCAGCCTGCGTGCCTATCGCAGTTACCAATTTAATTGGATAGTGCCCTACACCCACATGAGAGCATTCAGATTTGAATTATATGATCGTGTCAACACCCTTCTCTGGAAGGACATGGATGGCAATTGGTTTAGAGCTGGGGGAGATACTCCTGTGTTCTACAGTTTGCTGGAATGTGCTCATCCTGACAAGATCAAAGTCATGAAAGAAATTGTGGTAAACTACAATGACCTCAATCCTTTGAACGACTATAAAATCAATAGCTCTCAACAGTTGGCAAATGCACATTATGCTCTAGAACAAACCAGCGAACTAACAGGCTCACCACCTATACAATCACATACAGATGTAGCTGAGAACAATAAAACTCAGGATTTGTCCTCAGTTGTGCCCTTGTTTGCTACTATGCCACAACTGCCACAAGCTGTGACTCCACCACCTGCACCCACATATATTAGACCCAATCGCATATTAGTGGCCATCCCCACTGCCAAATACATTGAAGTGGAAACCTTCAAGAGCATTTATGACTTGGAATGTCCTCCCAACACTGAGCTGGACTTTCAGTATTTCTATGGATACAATGTGGAACAGGTGCGCAATATCATGGTGAACTGGAGCCTTGTGAATGGATTCAGCTGGATGTTGAGCGTGGACAGTGACATCATCATGCCCAAACACACCCTGCAACGTCTCTTGGACATACAAGACGGCACCAGGGCCATCAGCAGTGGCACTTATATTCAAAGAAAAGACAATCTGCGTATTCCAGAAATCTACATCCACAATCCTGAAACTGGTGGACACCAGCATCTGCCCATTGAGCAAGCAGAAATAGACCAGGTGTTGGATGTGGAGGCAGTGGGATTTGGTTGCTGTTTGGTGCGAAGAGATGTGTTTGAACAGGTGGGCAATCCTTGGTTTACCTATCACAGCAGCATTGAATTCAATAAAATTCTCAGTGAGGATGTGGATTTCTGTATAAAAGCCAAACAACATGGATATCAGGTTGTGGTGGACACAGGATTGAAACTGGGCCACATCAACAAGACTGTGCTGCAGGTAAATAAAGTTTAAAGGACTGCTCTCATATGACTGCACTGTATGGTTTTGGTAACAATCCCTTGTATTATTTTAGCCAAAGTGGTGCAGTCACCAGTGTTGTGGGTGATCCCAGCGCATTTGTTCCAGTTGCTCACACTCCTTTTGATGTGCATAGTGCTTGTGTGGGCGCAGCCTACAATAGCGTTCCCAACACTCCCAATTGGATAGCTGTGAGCAACCGAGGAGAGATAGCCTACAGTGAAGATCTTGCCCAGCCCTGGACCAGATATTTTCTAACTCAGCTGCCTGCAAATATTACCCCTTTGTTGAATATCCGGCGCATCATTGTACATCTGGGATTGTATATCATCATAGGCAGCCAAAAAGATCCCCAAACACTTGCTGAATATGGTGTTATCTACACAAGCGCCCTGGGCAACGCTGCCAACACCTGGTATTTGGCATACAAATGCACAGACAGTCACAGCATGATCATGGATGTCTCTGCTGTTGCTGCCACTACCACCCTTGTGGCTGTGGGATACAAACAGGGCATGAAAACTGCCCTATTGCTTGTAAGCAGTGATTCAGGACTCAACTGGGAGGAACAGTCCATAGACACCAATACAATTAAGGGAGCTATCTACAGTGTTGCCATCGCAGGCAATCCCATAAATGTTGTGCCCACCAACACCATCAAATTATATCTGGGCGGTAATGGTTGGGTAAGTATTGTGGACTTTGCCACCAATCAATTCTACTTGTTGCCTGATCAATTTTTATTGAATGGTAGACCCAAACCCATTTATAGACTGATAAGTGTCAACAGCGAGGATAGCCCACCCACAGGCAAAATCATTACCAGTAATATTGTGGCTCTTCAAAACCACAAAATTTATTTTACCAGCAATTTATTTGATTGGCAAACTGTTGAACAACCTGGCTACAATTTTTCCAGTGCTGCATACAGTGAGTTGTTCAACAGCGGCACATGGTATTTTGGCAGTGAAAGCATGCTCAACCAATACAATTTGTTCACTCTCAAAACCAATCCTATAACAATAACCAGAATTGTCAATGACGTAAGCTATACTACAACCTATCACCAGATTGCTGAGGATCAGGATCTCCTCAAGTTCAACTGTGTTTTACAGATTCAGGAATTTGTTGAAGGCAGTTGACACACCGGTAAGGCACAGCCACACTTGTGTATTATCCTAACACATGGAGTTAAGTAAAATGACTGGTGCAACAACTGCAAATTTTGGTCCAGCCGACAAAGCCAAGATCACACACCTCATCAACAGTGGTATTGATGTGATGAGAGAAATTGCCACCCTCAAGGAAGGGCTCAAGGACACTGTTACTGCTGTGGCAGACGAATTGGATCTGGAAAAGAAAACCCTCAATCGTGCCATACGTCTTGCCTACAAGAAGAGCCAGAACAACCAAAATCCCATCGAGGATGCTCAGGAAGAACTGGACACTGTGGAGCAACTGTTGGCAGCAGCCGGAGTTTGATGTTTAACAAACTCATAGGATCTCTGTGCAGAGAATGGCACAGAGATCCTATTCTCATCTGTATGGAAGTTGTGGGAACTGTTGCCAGCGTGATTGCTGCAATAGTTCTCAGTTTTAATCTAGTGGGTATCTGGGCAGTTTATTGGATGTGGTGTGTGGGTAGCATGAGCTTGACTTTTACCAGTTATAGACGCAACAATTTGCTACTCACAGGCTTGATGGTGTTTTATACCATCCTAAACATTATAG